CTGATATAGCGCGTCTGCAAGCAGACATGAATAAGGCAAATAAAAGTGTTGATACCGCGATGCGGAACATCGACAAGTCCGTTACAATGGCTAAAAACGCATTTAGCGGACTTGCTGGTGCTTTCGGTGTGGCTACCATATTAAAAACAGCCGATGAGTATAAGAAATTTGATGCTCAACTTCAATTAGCTACAAAATCCCTAGAAAAATACAATATTGCTTATACATCAGTAGTTAGAATTGCTCGTGAATCGCAATCTGATATTGGTGCAATTGGTGTTTTATACGCACGTCTAACAAATAACTTACGCGACTTCGGTACATCTCAAAAAGATATTGGGATGATTACTGAATCTGTTGCGTTAAGTTTGCGAGTTTCAAATGCAACGGTGCAAGAAACCAACTCTGTAATGTTGCAACTTTCTCAGTCATTTGGCTCTGGCAAGATAAATGGCCAAGAGTTCTTAGCCGTATCAGAAGGCGCACCAATCATAATGAGGCAGTTGGCCAAGTCATTAAATGTGACTTATGGTGAACTTAAAAACATGTCAACCCAAGGTGAGTTGACTGCTGAAGTATTGGCCAAAGCATTGACTGACCCTGCTTACCTTGCTGGATTGCAAGAGCAAGTTAAATCAGTTGGCACTATCTCAAGTGCTATTACTGTTCTTAAAAACAACTTCACATTATTTGTTGGCGAGGCTGACAAAGCTAATGGCGCGTCTAAAAATATCAGCCAAACAATATTGTTCTTAGCAGATAACTTAAACTTACTTGCTAATGCCGCATTAGTCGGTGTTGGAGCGCAATTAGGCAAATTTATCATAGGAATTAATGCTTCAATTCGTGCAAGCCAAATTCGTCAAATTGAGATTGTTAAAGAAAATGTATTGTTAGAGAAAAAGGCATTAGCAGAAGCCGCATCAACTGTTGCTTTAACAAATAATGCCAGAGCAACAACAGTATGGGCTGCTGCCAACTCAGTGGCTATGCGTGAAGCTATTGCTCTTAATGCTGCCGTTGTAGCAAGTACAACATTGGCCGCAAGAGCCGTAACTGGATTTAATGTAGCTATTAGTGCTTTAGGTGGCCCAATTGGTATTGCCATATCAGGATTCATATTATTTGGCGATAGCATACTTAAATGGATTGATAAGGCTCGTGGATTAACTCCAGCACTTAAAGAAATCAATGAGCAAATAGAGCGCAATAAAAATCTAACATCACAAGGTATTTCTGTTGGCGATAAAATGGCTAACGAAAAAACCAAAATTAATGACATGATTAAGCAAATTGCTCTATTGCAAGAGCAGCGCGATAGGGTTGCTAGAATGGGTAAGAACGCTGGCCCATTTATGATGTTTACAACTCCAAAAGAAAAGTTAGCTGAGATTGACGCTCAAATAGAGCAAGGCCGTAAAAACATTCTTGATTATTCAAACGCCATTGCTTTGGCTGCTGATGTAGATGTAAATAACTTAAATAGAGTGTCAGAAGAATATACTAAGTTAAATAAACATCTTACAACCAATAAAGAGTTGGCTATTGCTTATAGCCGAGATATGACAACTGTTATGGTTGAAGGCAGAAAAGCAGGGTTGCCTGATGATGAAATTATTGCAAAATTAGCCATATTAAAAGAAAAATATGACAAAGCTACTGGCGCTACTAAAGAAGCGACTAAAGCTAAAAAAGAACAAGCCAAAACTTTAAAAGAATTGCAAGATGAGATGAGGGCTGAAGATTTATTGGTTGAGCGTTCTGCCAATATCCAAGACTTATTAAAAGAAAAAATGGATGAAGTTAATAAAGTCCAAATTGAAACTCAAAAAACTATTGATGAAAAAATAGCAAAACTTATTATTGAGATTGACACATACGGCAAAACAGAAGCGGCCATTGAAGCTACCAATTTAGCTCGCCTAACAGAGCGTAAAATATTGCTTGAAGCAAAAGGCGAGAATGTTGATGCGTTAAATAAAGAAATCGCAGCTCGTATGCAATTGGTTGAATTGACTGCTAAGAAAGAGCAATTAGATAGAGATAAAAAAGAAGCAGATAAAGAAACTAAAGATGCTTTAAAAGAAGAAGCATCAATGATTAAAGAACTTGAGCGTATCTACGATGGCTTTGCTAGAAACTCAGCTCAAGCTATGACGGACTTCTTTACTAATACTAAGACAAGTTTCTCAGATATGATTAACTCCATACTGAAAGATTTGTTACGCTTAAGTATTCAAAAAAGCATAACTGAGCCATTGTTTAATTCTATAAGCAATGCGTTAGGCGGAGCTGGTGGTATTGGTGGGTTCTTTAATGGATTGCTTGGCGGTAACGGTGGAGTAGGGCCTGATGTACCATTTGATACATATTACAATATGAATTCAGGCGGTTCTTTTGCAGCAGGTGGTAAAGTCAATCCAAACCATAGTTATTTAGTTGGTGAGCGTGGTGCAGAAATGTTTGTTCCACAAGCCACAGGAACTATTGTGCCTCAAAGCAAAATGGGTTCTAATGTATCTGTTGTAATCAATAACAACAGTTCAGCACAAGCCTCTGCAAATGAAACAATAGATAGCCGTGGAAACCGTAAAATTGAAGTTACCATTGGCGATATGGTTGCTAGTGAAATTAGACGCAACGGCTCTGGTGCTAACCAAGCTATTCGCAATACATTTAATGCAAGACCAACATTAGTAGGAAGATAATTATGGCATCATATACTTGGCCTTCAACACTACCAACAAGCACTGATTCTCAGAGTTATTCTGAGATTTCAGGCGCTCTGGTATTAGTCACTCCAATGGATGCTGGGCCAGCTAAAATGCGTTATAGAGGTGAGAAGCCAAGGCAATTTAGTGTTGATATGGTGATGGATGATAGCCAAATAGATACATTGGAAACATTCATCAATACTACATTAAGAGGTACGGCTAGATTTGACTTTACACATCCTAGAACTCAAGCTACTATTGAAGCAAGGTTTATTCCATCATCAGATGGGAAATATTTTAGCATTTCTTATTTTGCACCAAATTTATATAGAATTTCATTCTCACTAGAGCAAATGCCATGAGTAGATTAAGTTCATTTTCACCAGCCGCTTTAAAGGCTATGTTTAGCCCAGATGGTGACGATACTCTAGCTGTATTATTAACTATCACTGGCGCAGGAATTACCACGCCAATTCGATTGGCTGATAACTACACTGAACGTCTTATTACTACAGATGATGATGTAATCTATGGAATAAAAAGCCGTGGCAATGATTATGTATTCTTGCCTTTTCAAATTACATTGCCTTCAGAAGAAGCTGACGCAGCACCTCGATGCCAAATTACTTTGAACGATGTAACTAGATACCTTACACCGACAATACGGTTGGCTACTACTGCATTGAACGTAAGCATAGAACTGGTATTAACTAGGACACCTAATGTATTAGAAATTTCATTCCCAGGGTTTTTAATGAGCGGAATAACGTATAATGCTAATAGCATAGTGGCAGATTTGAATGTAGAATCTTTGGCAATTGAACCGTTCCCTGCCCATACTTTTACACCGTCTTATTTCCCAGGATTATATTAATGAAAACATGGTGGAATGATTATATTAGTCTTAAATACCTAAAAAAAGGCCGTGATAAAGACGGTCTTGATTGTTGGGGTTTAGTTAAGTTAATCTATAAAGAACAATATAATATTGAGCTGCCATCGTTTGCCGAAGAATACGAGGCAGAACAGCAGACAAAAATAGAGCAACTTATAGCCCTAGGGAAAGAAGGCTGGGAAAAAGTTGAAACTCCTACCATTGGTGACGTTGCCCTGCTTCGTGTAAACGGTTTATTTATGCACGTTGGGGTCGTAGTATCACCCAATCAATTTATTCACGTCAGCGAGCATACAGATACCACAGTTGAGCGTTTTGACACTGGATTATGGAAGCATCGTGTTGAAGGTTTCTATCGTTATGTCGAAAAAGTAAATGTTGGCGATTTAACGCTTGCCATTAAACCACATCCGTTAAAGACTGAACGCATCGATGGTCAGGTTCCAGCAGATTCTTCTGTTGCAGAAATTATTGAATATATTAAAGCTCAGTATCCTGTAGCTGAAGAATACGATGTATTGCCAGTTATATTTGTTAATGGCAAATTAGTTCCACAAGAAGAATGGCATATTGTTCCATTGCCAGGTGATGTTATTCAATACCGAGCCGTTGCTGAAGGTGGCGTATTGAAAATGATATTAACCATTGCGATTGTAGTGGCTGCGGCTTATATTGTTGGCCCTGAAGCATTGGCATTATCAGGATGGACTGCTACGGCTGTTCAAGCAGGTATTACTGTAGTTGGTAGTTTATTATTAAATGCCATATTCCCAGTTAGGATGCCAACTCAGCCAGAATCTCCTGGCACAGCCCTTGCTCAGGACTTATTACAAGGCGGTAGCAACCAAGCATCACAG